GCCCGCTACTTGGATTCCATCGTCAACACGGCGGTGGAATGGTTCAGCCCCTACGCCAAGAACCTTCTATTGGTTGGCTACGGGAACCACGAAACATCCATCATCCACCACCAAGAAACCGACATCCTGCAACGCTTTGCCAGCACCTTGAACTACGCCACAGGGTCAGCGGTTGAAGTCGGTGGGTACGGAGGAACCATTGACATCCGAGTTCTGCATGACACCCTCCGTGGGGTCAACTTTGTCGTTCACTACTACCACGGCGCAGGGGGTGGCGGACCCGTCACCAAGGGGGTCATCCAAGACCAACGCCTACTCGCAAGCACCGAAGGTTACGACCTCACTTGGATGGGCCATGTCCACGAGTTATACTATCACCAAAACATGATTCACCGCTATGACCGCTCCACGAAGACGCTCCTTCAGAAACCTATTCACCAACTTAGGACGGCGACTTACAAAGAGGAATGGGACGGAGGCTACATGGGATTTCATACTGAGCGAGGAAGAGGCCCGAAGCCTTTGGGCGGATATTGGATGAAGTTGGAAACGAGCCGCAATGCCAGCAAGGACAACAAGGGACCCGAACTGCAACTGCACGCCACCTTCACGCCTGCGGATAGGTTGTATTAACCTGTACGATTCCCTCGTACAACTATCCCTCCTGCGTATCGGAGGCCGTTAGGTACAGGTAGCCGTACTCCTTCTCCGCATTGAACTGCGGGCAGGCCTTGGTAACCCCTGGGAAGTCCCGATGGCCACAAATGCGGGCCTTGGGGTACTTCTGCAACCAAGAGAGCAGGACCCCTGCGATGGCTTGCCTCTGCTGGATGGTGCGGTCATCGGAATCTTTCCCCCCGATGTAGGACACATGGAGGCTCGTTGAGTTGTGGCCCGCCACCCCGTTGGTCACTTTGTCGTCGGTCGCCAAGGTCGTGATGTTCCCGTTCGGCTCAATGATTTTGTGATACCCCACGGCCTTCCAGCCCAACCCCTCCTTCCAATGGCGGCGGATGGATGCGATGGTAGTGTTCTTCGGGGTGGCGGTGCAATGCACGACGAGGTGGGTGATGTTTCGCATGGTTAATCTATAAATCCGTGACCTTGGAAAAAGTGCCACAAGCGGTGGGACAAAATCGCCCAACCAAGGGCGAGAAAATTATTGGTTTCGTAGGAACCAGCGGGGCAATCCATTCGGTACTTTCTCATTCTTCGGGGTTAAGGAGGGGGTAGTAGCAGACGGTGTGGTCCTGCTCGGCGGGCAACTGGGAGGCTGACACTTCATGAACCCCCGCCCATTGAGCCTTGGCGGGGTCGTAGCCCAGCAACTCGCAAGCCCTGCGATACTCGCACAGGAGGGCATGGTTCTGCTCCAGGTCTTGGGGCGATATGGCTATCATGAGCCGCTCCAAGGCGTTTGTGAGGGCTTTGGCGGGTCGGGTGGAGTGGTAGGTCATGACGCAAATTTATACGCTTTCGGGTGCATTTATGGCGAAAATTAGGAATTTATACCGCTTCGGGTGTAACCTCCTAAAAAAAGTTTCATAAAAAAATGACTACAATGGTCGCAAAAGGGAAAAGGCGTTGTAACTTTGTCGGACACTAAACCCAAAAGTATGAATCAACTTATCGGATTTGCTACGCAGTTTTATACCCTGTGGAGCGTTGAAAAAGTCCAGGTGTATGTCACCGATTCCAATGGAAAGCATTGGCTCGCCCGTGTGGATGACCGATACACCTATCACAAGAACATCTCCAAGTCGCTGGACGAGGTTCGCCGTCAATACCCTACGCTTACTCTTGATGCAGAGTTGCGTGGCAAGACGGTTAGTTTTGACCGAGAGGGCGAAAGCCAACTGCCTGATTACATTTTTGGGAAAGGCAAGTATGCGTATCAAGTGATTGCCGATGTAGCCAAAATTGACTGGGAATATGTCTTGTGGGCGCATGATGTGAACATGGGCAACCACGCCTCGCACATTGAAACCCTTCCGCAATGGGCCGAGCATAAGGCTAAATTGGAGTTTAAGGCCAAACAGGACAAGGAGGCCGCCGATGCCATCCGTGCAATTCTACCTATCGGTCAGCCTATTGCTATTCACGGATTATCTAACGGTTTCAACCTTGAGAAAAACGATTCTGATGCCATCGTAAGGGTCACCTTTAAGGCGGTTGTGGATGGCATTGATGGCGATATTTGGGTACATTGTAGTGATGCCCATCGTGTTCTTGGCATGTACCCATACATCATGCCAGTTGTCAATGGCAAGGCTCAAAAAACCAAGTTTAAAGACATCACCGTTACGCCAACAGGCTTAAGGGTGTATGAAAATGGGAACATAGCAATTTGGATTGACCCTCTCACATCGGAATACGGCCCTACAATTACTTATTAACCCACCGAGGGGTGCGGCTCGCCAACGCACATTCTTTTCTTCCACCCACCAAACCCAAACCCATGACCCACGAAACCAAAACCAAACTCAAAGCCGCCCTTGCCACGGGCTACATCGTGCTGACCGCCTACCTCGGCCTCGCATTTTTCGGCAGATTCTTTCTTGCAATCATCACCAACTAAACCCCCAAACCATGAGCAAATTTACCGTTATCAACTGGTCGCAATACGGCAAAGCCAGCGAGCAATTCCGTCCTCGTGACACCATGCAAGAAGCCATGGCCTATTGCAACCACTCAACGCCACACGGCGCAGACGCTCAAACTTGGGAAGAATACTCCGAAGTCACCGAACTTGACCCACACGGCAACCCTGTCGAAACCTATTATTTCGTCACCCTCTAAACCCCCAAACCATGAAACCACTATCCCCCGAACAACTCGCCAAGATTGCCGAGCCACTCCCACCCGAAGCCATTGCGGCTCATCCCCGCATGACGGGCCTTTCCACTATCAAGGGCATCTTCGTGACCGAAAGACTGAACGAAGTTTTTGGTGTCGGTGCGTGGGTCGTCAAGACCGACCTGTCTTCCCCCATCACATCGGCCATCACCACGACCAACGCAGGCCGTGAGCGCATTGAGTACACCGCCGTAGCCAAGACCATCTTCACGGTTCCCGCCAACGACATCTACTACGAGTGCATTGCATCCAGCACCAACTCCGACCCAGGCGATGCCGCCAAGGGTGCGACCACGGATGCGATTACCAAGATTGCGTCGTGGATTGGAATCGGCATTGATGTGTACAAAGGCAAGCACGGAGCGGCTCCCAAGCCCGCCAACACCAACCTACTGGATCTCAACGACAAACTCGGCCTTGTTCCCAGCTACGACGACCTCACCGCCGCAACCCTCAAAGCGGACTTCCTCAAACTGGTCAAGAAACTCCCCGCCGACCAGCAGGAGCGGTTCCTCAAGGACCTGGACCAAATGACCCCCGCCCGTTTTGAGAAGGGCATTCAATTCATCCAAAACCAACTGTCTAAAAAATAAGCCATGACCAGCCTACTGACCAAATGCAATGCCGATGTTTACAAGGCCATCCTTAACAAAAAAGAGGAATACCCCGAAATTGGGGAGAAACTTATCGCTCTACTGCAAGAGTATCAGTTTTGGTGGCTAATGCCTGCGGGTGACCTGCTTTGGTTCTCTGCCCATCTTCCTCGCGAAATTTGGGACGGCAAAGCCCACACCTTTCAATTCCTCTTTCTATCCCAACAAACCACCTCAATGCAATGAACCACTTAGTTACCATTCCCAAGAGCGACATCAGCAAGGCTGACATCGCCGACATCGCCGCTGGCCTCATCCTCCGAATCGAGGAAGGCGAGGTCAACCCCATCGCCGCCCATGTACGCCTCAAAGCGGTCGTCAAAGCCTTGGAGCAAGTCCTCAAAGCCACCGAGGACATCGTCCGTGACGAAGCCGAAAAGCACGGCAAGACCTTCTCCGCCTTCGGTGCAGAGATTCAAGTCAAGGAGGGGGCGTTAACTCCCGACTACCAGCACGACCAAGTGTGGAGCGACCTGCAAGCATCCGTGAAAGCAAGGGAAGAACTCCTCAAGATGGCATTCCGCAACGCTGGCAAGGCCACGGTGTATGACGAAGCGACGGGCGAATCGGTTCCTGTATGTCCCGCCAAAGGGACAAAACCAAGCATCGCAGTAACTTTTAAAGCCAGTTAAGATGAAAGACGGACAAACTATCGGCCAATGGCTGAACTGGGACTTTGAGGCGAAGGGGAATTTGGAAATCCGAGACAAGAGATTTAATTTAGTCTATTGGGAGCGTTCAGATAAAAGTTGGGGCAAGTATGACCATGATTCTGAAGGCAATGAAACCTTCTACCTTGATTCGCGGGCCTATTGGGAAAAGCGTGAATACGATTCTAACGGTAATAGAATCTACTATGAGGATTCAAAAGGTGAAATCAAAGACAACCGACCCCCCGAAGTCATCGAACACAACGGACGCAAATACCAACTAATCCCCTAACCATGCCCAAACCTAAAGGAAAAGAAATCCAACGAAGAGTGGCCACCATCTACGCCGTGTCGTACCTCGCACAACGCCCGTACAGGGCCACAGAACTCGCCGAAGTGCTTGGGGTGACAATCCGTACCACCTATCGAATCCTAAGCGATTTACGGGCCTCAAATTGGCTCATAGAAGAAAACTGCAAATACTCAATTCAACCCAACCAAACCCCAACCACTAAACCATGAAAACACACACAACTGAAAACCGAAGGAATCAAAAAGCATTTGTCTTCGGAACCGCCCTTTGGTTCATATGCAAAGAGCCAACGCCCGCCAAGCAAATCGTGCTTCTATCTCAAGCGTTTAGAATGTCCAACTGCCTACATGACCACTTTGTTGACGCTGGTGTACTTGAAAAAGTTGGTTATGGAAAGTACAGGTCCGTCAGTAAATCAAGCCCATCATTTGAAACTTGCGTTAACTGCTACGATGCCCAAACAAAAAGGGTCAACAAATCAAAGGCAAAATCCGCATCAAACCACGAACTATTTACTCAAGATGCTGAAAATGTCCAAGAATTAACCGTTGAATCTCTTGCCCAGCAAGTACTTAAATTAACTGAAATCATTAATAAATTAGTAAACCAAACCCCAACCCAAAACCCATGAGCGATTACACACCACAACCCAACACCTTCACCTTGTTCGCTAACGACAAAGGTGACAACCCAAAACGGCCCGACTACAAGGGCGAAGTCGTCCTCCCCGACGGAACCAAAATGCGGTTATCCGCATGGGTCAAGGAAGGCAAGAGCGGCAAGAAGTTTCTAAGTGGCAAAGTCGAGCCGATGAACGAATCCCGCCCCGCCAACGCTTTTGAACCACAGGCTGGAGATATGCCGTTTTAGTGTAATTTTGCCCGAAGATTACATTTAAGAGTAGACGCATTCCTTGTATAGCAGCCAAGGAGTGTTTAGATAAAGGGTTCCCGTTAAACCCCTCGCCCTGGCTGCTGCTATCAGTCGGGGCGTTTTTTTTACTACCACATGGAAAATAGTTGGTACAAGCACTCCCCCAGCGATTGGCTCGCAGGACGAATCAGCCGCAAATCTTTTGAATTGCAGGGGGCATTCATTCACATTTGTCAACTCTACTGGGTCAAGCACGGCCACTTTACGGCCCATCAAGCAAGCCTTGAAATCGGTGCGACGCTGCTTGGTCAGTTGATGGAAGCCGAAATCATTAAGGAGGAAGGCGAACAAATCCGCATTGAGTTCCTTGACTTGCAGATGGACGACCTTAACCGTCTAAGCCAGCGAAGGAGCGAGGCTGGACGCAAAGGTGGGGAGAATAAAGCCCAAGGAATAGCCAAGCAAGATGTAGCAAGTGCTAAGCAAATCGTAGCAAGTGCTAAGCAAAACGAAGCAGATAAGATAAGATTAGATGAGATAAGAGAAGATAAGATTGAGATACAAGAGAAGAAGAAGAATACTTGTGTGCTTTTTGACCAATTTTGGACCCTCTACCCCCGCAAGACCAGCAAGCAGTCCGCATCCAAAGCCTTCGCCAAGTTGAAGGACGAAGACCAGCAGGCAGCCATTAACAACATCGCCCGCCTATACGCTGAAACCCCTGTCCAGTTCGTGCCCCATGCGGCGACCTACCTCAACCAAGGAAGATGGGAGGACCAAGTAATTCCCCGCAATGCTACCTTCAACCCACTAAACCAAAATGACGATGAACCCCTACCATCTTACCGCTGAACGCAGGCTCTTATCCTGCCTTATGGACCAATTTACAAATAGAGCGGTCCTGCTCCTTCAAATCCCCGAACGCCTATTCACGGGGAACCATGTCCTCGTCTATCGTGCCATTGAATCGCTCCACCGAGCAGAGCGACCCGTTGACCTGGTTGCGGTTCACAAGCACCTCATTGACAATGGTCAAGCCCATGTCATCGCTGAATTTGTGGACATCCTTGACGGGAACACGCTGACCTCCGATTGGAAGGTCTATGCCTCGGACCTCAACGAAGCATGGAAGCAACGGGAGGAACAACGCATCATGGACGAGTTGGCCCATGACCGTGACATCCCCAAAGCCTTCGCCCGCTATCAATCCATGCAGGCGATTGAAACAAACGCTACCGAAACCACGGCTCACGAACTGGCCAAGACCTACCTCATGAACATGAACGAGGTTCGTGAAGGCAGGCGCAAGGATTCCATCTTCCCGACCTACATCAGCCCGATGGACCGAATGCTGACGGGATTCAAGCCCACCGAGTTTATCCTCCTTGGCGGTCGTCCCGCAATGGGCAAGACGCTCTTGGCCCTGCAAATCGCAATGAACCAAGCCATGGCCGATATTCCCGTGGTGTTCTTCACGCTTGAAATGTCAGCGGAACAACTGACCCAGCGGATGCTCTCCAACCTTGCCACTATGGACGGGGCGCACTTTCTAAACCCCACGGAGCGAATCAGCACAAAAGATTTTATGGACCTTGGCCAAAAAGCGGACCTCCTAAAGTCCAAGCCGTTGTATATCGTGGACCTGCACCAAGCCAACCTTGACCGCATTGAAGGCGAAATCGCCAAACTCAAAACTAAGTACGGGATTTGCGGATTCTACTTGGACTACCTCCAACTCGTTGAGCCAACCAAGATTGACAAGGCCAAGCCCAAGATTGAGCAGATGACCAACATATCCAAGACCCTAAAAGCCATCTGCAAGCGGCAGAAGGTGTTTGGGGTTGTCGTGTCGTCCCTATCCCGTGCAACGGAAGGTCGAAGCGACCATCGGCCTATTATGTCCGACTTGCGAGAAACGGGGCAACTGGAGTTTGACGCTGACAAGATTGGCTTTGTGTATCGCCCCTACGAACACGACAGGAATCAGCCAGCGGATTTGATGGAGGTCATCGTCCGCAAGAACCGCAACGGCTCGCTTGGAGTTGCCGAGATTCAATGCCACCTTCCATTTACCAAGGCCAACGAGTACCCACCCAATTCGCTATGAGCAAGATAAAAGTTCTAAATCTTTATGCCTGTTTAGGAGGCAATCGTTACAAGTGGGACGAGGTCACTGATATTGAGGTTACGGCGGTTGAACTTGACCCCGAAGCAGCAAGGTTGTATCAAGAAAGGTTTCCAAACGATAAGGTCGTCGTTGCTGATGCCCACCAATATCTTCTTGACAACTTTAACAAATTTGACTTTATTTGGAGTTCTCCACCTTGTCCGAGTCACTCAAAGGCAAGATTTGCAAGAAAGTCAACAACATCGGCCATATATCCCGACTTTAAACTTTACGAAGAAATAGTATTTCTTGACAATTACTTTGAAGGAAAGTACTGCGTTGAAAATGTAGTTCCGTTTTACGAACCATTGATACCAGGTAAAAAGAGGGGAAGGCACTTGTATTGGACGAATTTCAATTTGCCTGGCGACTTAAATGAAAGGAAGGTTAGTATAATGGAGGGCAAGGATGAGGTCAACCGATGGTGTGAATTTCACGACTTTGACTTCTACCAATACAAAGGAAGTCAAAGGATTGACAAAATGGCCCGTAATCTTGTGGACTATGAAGCAGGCAAAACTATTTTTAGCGTAGCAATGGGCGTAGTAATTAAGTCAAAAGACAACCAACAAAGCCTTTTTTAATGATGGACGAGTACAACCTCCAAGCAGCCTGCGTCAAGTTGTTCGCTTTGATGCGACCCAACGAGCAGGGGCTGCTATTCCTCAACCTTAACAACCCCCGTTCCCGCTCCAACGGTTTCTTCCTAAAGGGTATCGGGTTGACCGCTGGCGTGGCTGACATGACCTACCTATCGCCAAAGGGTGCGGTGTTCTTGGAATTTAAAACCCCAAAGGGCAAGCAGTCGCTATCGCAAAAATGGTGGCAAGGGGTGGTTCAGGATGCGGGGTACAGGTACGAGGTCATACGAAGCGTGGAAGAATTCCAACGGGTGTTGGCTGAATGTGGCTAAGTTGTGTATATCTTTGACCCATGCACCGCTTACTGCTCCTGTTCCTGCTGACCGCCTGCACCAACGACCGCCCTTGGAAGGTGATTGAGGTGCGGGAGAAGGGAAATGCCTGCGAGTATGTGTTGAGCCGAAGCAACGGATTCGGCCCGCAAGTAAAAAACATAACCGATAAATGCGGTAAATATCAATTATTCCAAACCATAAACCCCTAACCCATGAAACCAACCCCCACCGATTTCCGCCGCTGGCAAATCCACATCCGCAAGGAGTGCGTGTCTTGCAGCCGCCCCGACCGCTCCGAAACCATCAAGGCTTGGTCCGTGAACTGGACCCTGCTCGGAAGAATCCTTCAAGCCAAAAACGCCTAAGCCATGCCCTGGATACGCCCCCAAGACCAAATGCCCGAAGAAGGCAAACCCGTGCTGATTTGTGATGACGCGGAATTAAAACTTGTTGCTTTGTATGATGCTACTAATGATAAGTGGTACTCCGAGGAATACACTTGGTTTCCCCATGAAGTCGTTTACTGGATGCCTATACCCGAATCCCCTAAACCCTAACCCTATGCCCTGGATAAGTCCCCAATACCGAATGCCCAAAGACGGGGTAGAGGTGCTGATTACTGACAAGGAAGGACTGCAAATTGTGGCTTGGTATTCTGTAAGCAACAATATGTGGTACTCCGAGAATCATTCTTGGTTCACCAGCGAAGTCAACTACTGGATGCAAATCCCCGAAATAGTTTAAGCCATGACCCCAGCACTCATCCACCACCTCGTTGACACGACCGCCGCCATATTCGGCATAACCCCCGACCAGGTGCGGTCCCCGTCACGGGAACGGCCCTGCGTCATTGCTCGGAACATCGTGGCCGATATCGCCTACAACGAGTACCTGTTCACCTTCATGGCCATCGGCAAGGAACTAAACCGCCACTATTCCACGATTATCATCAACTTGGAATCCTTCCACAACGACTGTAAAGCGAAGCCCCAACTCCGCTACCTGCGGAGGCAAGTTTTCAACAACGCCCAAGAGTATTTGCAGACCGCAGAAGGGGCGTATATTACTGACA